GTTTACGCGCTTGAAGAAAATACCACAGGGGCTTATAACGTTGCAATAGGAAAAGAAGCACTTGAAGCGAATACAACTGGCTCGTCCAACGTTGCTGTTGGTTATCAAGCTCTGACCGCAAACACTACTGGTCAATACAACATTGCGATTGGTTATCGATCGCTTTATAACGTTGGAACTGTCAGCCAAAATATTGCCATTGGTCATCAAGCTGGAGATTCGATTACAACTGGTACCAATAACATTATTATTGGATACACCGCAGACGCAAGCTCAGCGACTGTCTCTAACGAAATCACTTTGGGTAACAGCAGCGTTACCAAGCTGCGTGTTCCAGGCTTAAACGTTGTCGCCCAAGCTGAGTCATTTGCGATTGGTGGAGCGATTTACGAAAACGCTCAAAGCATCAGTGCCGACTATTCCATCACTTCAGGTAACAACGCCATGAGTGCTGGGCCGATCACAATCGACTCAGGCGTCACAGTCACGGTAACCTCAGGTTGTACTTGGACGGTTGTCTGATGCCAACAGCAGAAGAGATTGCACAGCATTATTCCGCTGCAATGGACAGCGTGAACCTTATTAACGATCTGATGGCTCAAGACAGCCGTGACGATGAAGAGCAGGACACGGTGTCTCGCAACGTTGAGCACCTGCAGATTATGGTCGCCAAGGATTTTTGGACGACTGAGGACTTGACTCCTCTGAACAACGCCATCACTGCTGGATCCTGATGCAACGCCCTGACCCGATGATCGCCGCTAAGCCTGGAGCGGAGGACGTACAGGCCATGGCAGCTAGAACGCTATGGCTCGAAGAGTTGTATTTCCTTGATGGCCGAGACCAGATCAGTCATCCGCAGTATGGACTGTTTACCGGACTGGCTCTTAAGTATCAAAGCTTGCAATCAACTGACTGATGGCTAAGTCACTTAACGGACAAAATTTTGTCCCTAGCAAGCCAAAAAAGACACGTCAAGGGAATGGATCACATTCAAAACCGTCCCATGGACGGAAGAAGTATCGTGGCCAAGGAAAACGTTAATCCTCTTTCCAATGTTCAAACTTCTCATTGCGAGTGGTGTCGCCGTTTCAGCAGCTGCGCTGGCATCTCCTGCTCAAGCCGACGGTTTCTACCTGAACCCTGAGTTCAACGCTGGTTGGTCTGGCTCAGACTTCACCGGATCTGTTTTTGAAGGTCATGTGGGCTGGGAAAAGGAAGGCTTTTATGTACAGGGCGGACCTGCCGTTGCTCAGCCTGATGCTGGTGATGTTGAGGTGGGCCTTTCAGGCAAAATGGGCATTGGCGCTTCTGTCTCTGAATCCTTTGGCATCTACGGCGAGGTTTCTGCGGCCAAATTTGATGACGCAGATGCTGGCTTTGGTCTGAAGGTTGGCGGCAAGTACAAGTTCTGAGCTAGCTTGAGTCTGCAGAGACGCAAACGCCCCTTCTTCTCCTCACACAGGGAAGGGGTTTTTTCTTGTCAACCATCATGCAAAAGCTTTTCAACGTGATGACCGTCGCATCTTTTGCGATGTCAGGATCATTGGTTGCTGGAACGGTAGTGCTTTACACGCGCATTCCATCAATGGTTGAGAACTACGTCAGCAAGGTGAAGTCAACGCTGACGGAATCAATCTTGAAGCAAGTGCCCGTCCCAGAAATGCCTGAGATGCCAAAGCTGCCAACGGAGACAGGCCCTGCAATCACGTCACCATTTTAGTGTTGGCGGTTGGATCGTCGTCATGAGCTTCAGGCCCGAAACCTTCAGCCTTGATTTTTGCCATATCAAGTTCTGGCGCGGGTGCTTGAGGCTTCTGCTCAAACGACGCTAACCATTCGCGTAAAGCATCACCAGTGGGTGTGCCTTTGGGCCATTTGACCCACTTGAGGATTGCTTTTGGATCGGTGAATGGTCTGGCAGATTTGCCGCACAGTACGGTGTAGACGACAGGCGGTCCTTCACGTCTGCGGTTACGTTCAATCCAAAGTTGACCTGCTGTAAACCGCTCTGACTTCATGGAGATCCGAGAGATCGTCGTGCCTGAGGTTAACTCGTCTGTTGATCTGCCACAGGTTGCAATACCGCAAGCGCCACCGATCACACTAGAGATTGGTGTTCCTGTGATTGATCTGCCAACGTTTGAGCCGTTGGATATGGAGCCGGAAGTTGAACCTCCAGAGGTTGTTTTACCAAAACGGCCAGCACCTCCACCGCCGCAAATTCCACCGGTAAAACTGCCAAAAAAGGAAGAGCCAGCACCACCAGCACCAGAAGAGATACCGGAACCAAAGGTTGAGGTGAAATCGCTGCCGCAGCAAATTGTGGAGGCGATACCAACTATTCCTCAGGCAACAGCAGTGGCTGCATCATCAGTAATTGGCGTTTCAGCTGCTTTGGCCACCCCTTTCTTGCTGAAGCTGATCAAGCCGACCATTAAGAAGGTGGCGAAGAAACTTCAAAAGGCACTGGGTAAGAAGGTCAAGGTTGAGAGTGTCTATGAGCGGCGGAAGTTCCAGAGGTCGTTACGGAGATAGAATGAGTGTGTGGAACGGGCCGGTGAACGAGCACGTCGCGGCAGACCTTTTCGTAAGGGCTGTTTTTGGCGAAGCGAATGCCTTTCATCTTCAGCTCACCGCAGTGCTTTAGTCGGCTGATCTCAAAGTCGAGCCGCTTATTGGCGAGGTGTTGCTTCTGGATCGCAATCTGCGTATCGACTGCATCTTTGCAACGGCGTTGCAGGCTTTGGTCTAACGGAATAGTTGCTTGAACAGACAAGCCCATATTCCAGTTGTGGTTGTCCTTCTGTCCAGTGCGTGTGTCCTTGTAGAAGAGCACGTCACCTGGATTGTCTAGCACTCCATTGTCGTCCAAATCAGAGAGGTCATAGACAGGATCGTCATAGCTGTACTCGTAGGGCAAACCCCATGATTTGGTGCGGTTGAGGTATGGCGTGACAGTCAATGTTGGACCTTGGCACTGAATGTTGCCGCCATAGGTGTTGGTGATTGCTGAGCCCTGAAGGATCTGCACAGCCTGATTGCTCACCGATCCAGACGATGTGGCAGTTGGAGATGCGGTTGCAGAAATACCACCAACATCTTGAGCGTTGACTGGAGCGGCGGCGATTATTCCGAGAAGGAGGAAACCGTATCGGTAACACTTGTGATTTCGGTGGTGCGTTGAATGGTGGTGACGTTCGACAAGCCTGGTCCCTTCAGGCTTTCGACGAACTGAAAGGCTTCTCCAGGTGTGACGATTGACCAGTTTGGTCGTTCTCCTAAGGAGGTCCATCCGTTGACCGTTGTGGTGGAGACGGGGTTGATTGGTCCGTCTGGTGTGATGTTTACACCGCTAGCACTGTATTCAAACCCCGTTGAATAGTTCTCACTGACAATCGTCTCAGTGACCTTGCTGGTTGTTTCTGTATGCGAGGTCATCGTGCCCTGCGTAAAGCTAGGGACGATTGGTGCTGCCGTTGCTGGAGCGGATAACAACAGCAGCGCTAACCAACGCATCAGTCAATTTCCAGACTGAGAACCACCTGTCCGGTCGCCGTAGTACCGGCTCCACCAGCAGTAATGGTCATTGCACCATCAGAGGCAATCGTGCCAGCAAGGCTTCCAGCCACACCGCCTGAAGTTGTTGTGGTGTTGCCCAGCATGGGAAGTGAGGTGACAACACCGCTGCTCACCGAGGTGGCAGTTGGGGTTGCATCGCCTTCGATGTAGGACTCGCTGTAAGAGAAGGCGTCTCCGGCTGTTGTAATGCTGTATGCACCCGGTGTATAGCCCACAGCACTACCAGCTGTGAGAGTACCGAGAACAGGAGCGGTATCGAGGCTGATATTAGAACCAGAGACAGCCAACGTGGAACCGATCCTTGATGCTTGTGATGCTGCCCCATCGACTTGGAGTTGCACGGAGGACTGAATCTTGTGGGTGATGTCTGCTTTAGCAGGCAATGCAGCTGCCAAAGTGATGCCTAATACCAAAAGTGCGCGGGTCATTTGATGCCAGCTTTGGTGTCTTTGTTGTCAACGATAGTCGGCTTCTTGTTGCTATTGCCATTGGCCTTGCGTTCGATGCCAAACGAAGCCATCGCACCAGTAAGAAGTGAAGCAACGAACGTGTTGTCCATCTTCATGGCTGGATAGATCCCCAGGTACGAGATCGTTAGCAGTGTGGCGCTCCAAGCAAGGACAGCGCACTTGACGACATCAGCAACGCAGATGCCTTCCTTTTCGTGCTGCTCTTCGGGGTTGTTGGCCATGACGCAACAGAGCTACCGTTACAGCGTAACTAGGTCAATCCAATGCTTCTAGTTCTTAAGCCTCTGGTCATGACGATGTGGCGCTCCAGAGCGTTCAAGGAGTTGATTGTGGCGATGCTCGAAAAGATCGTCACTCGTACTGACAACGATTTGGATGATTTGGCTGTGAAGCATCTCAAGGATTTGCTGTTGCCTGACACCAGAGTTGAAAAGTAGGTGGCATCCGGCATTATCCAAGTGACCTTGCTGCTGCTGGCCATGGGTCTTGCCCTACTGCCGTTTTTCCAGTTTTTTCGTGGCACGCCCCACCAGCTGGCTGCAATTAAACAACTTGAGGAGTCAATGCCAGCTGAGTTACTGGAGGAGCACGAAGCTGATTGGTTTCAGGCGTGGAAGGAAAGTGGATATGACCAGCAGATCTTCATGCCTTACTTCAAGCAGCTCGACAACGAGACTGGAACGGGATACCGCGAGTGTTTCAGTTCAGCGGCTGCGATGGTGGCGGCGTATTACAAGAAGGTTCGTACGGATGATGAGTACAACAAGATCCGTGCCAGGTACGGAGACACCACATCGGTAGAGGCGCAGATTGCAGCGTTGGAGAGCCTTGGCTTAAAAGCTGAGTTCCGTAAAGACGGTGACGCTGACATGGTGGAGCTAGAGATCGAAGCTGGCAGACCAGTGTTGGTTGGCTGGTTGCACGCCGGAAACATGCTTCGTGGCGAACCACCAATGTGCAATGGCCTTGGCTGTGGGCATTGGAGCGTTATCAGCGGTTACGCGGGCAAGAACAGCAATGATCCGGAGTGGATCATGCAAGACCCTCGTGGCTACCCCGAAATGGAGAAGGGTGGTCATAGCAATCCGCATTTGGGGCGTAACGTCCGCGTGAGGCAGGCAGCGTTTTACCAGCGTTGGCAGGCTGAAGGACCTGGAACGGGATGGGTGATCCTCGTTAATGAGTGACCTGTACTGGATCTGGGCGTTTATCAGTGCGTTCTGGACGACTGTTGTGGTGCAGTGCGCCAAGCCTGTGAACTGGGATCAGTGTTCACGAGTGAATGATTGGCTGGTGCCTTGGGTGCGAGACATGACTGAGATGTACCAAAAAGGTGCGTATCACAGTGAGAAGAAGATTTTGAGGCAAGATCAGTAGGATTGATTTTTGCGTCCTTCGGATGGCAGTTCTGTGTGATTGGGAGATTTTGGCTCGGTGCCGGAAGAGCCAGATGGTTGTCCCATTCGACGAAGAGCTGCTGAATCCAGCCAGTCTTGATTTGCGGCTGGGTGACTATCTGATGGTGGAGAGCATTTATAGCCCTGAGCTGGTGCGTATCAACATCGCGGACAAGACAGAAGATGACCCGTTCATGCTTCAGTCCGGCGAGTTTTGCCTGGCTGAGACACTTGAGCTGTTTAACCTTCCCGACGACATCAGCTGCCAATTTGTACTCAAATCAAGCCGTGCAAGAGATGGCCTTAATCACCTTCTCGCTGGCTGGTGCGATCCAGGCTGGAACGGAAGCAAGCTCACGCTCGAATTGAAGAACGAACGGCTGCATCATGCTTTGCCGTTGTGGCCTGGCTTGAAGATTGGTCAAATGGTGTTTCACATGATGTCCAACGTCCCAATGAAAAGCTATGCAGAGACAGGCCATTACAACGGACACTTGACAGTCATGCCGTCCGTGGCATGAATTGATAAGAATCTTCAGGGCTATGGGCTGGGCTGACTGGATGGTCGTCAACCAAAGCCTCGAAGAGGAGCTGGAGTTGGAAAAGAACGTGCGAGACGTTCAGGGCTGCACTGACGAAGATGCCCTGAAGTCGTTATGCGTGTCACTGGTACGGACCAACTGGCATCAAGCCAAGCTGCTTCGCCAAGCAGTGGGCCACATCGGCGAGCTAGACGCAATCAATGTAGGACAGGAATAATCTCTACTTGCCTATCTGACAAACTCGCCGCGTCTTTGGCGCGTTCCAGGCTGCTGTAACTGCAAGCATCGTCTGCTCTCTTGGTCCAGTAGATGTCGCCTGAACCCATGTAGAGCGCAGAAACAAACAACGGCTCTGTCTGAGCCGCCTTGAGAGCAAAACGCATGGAACGATTTAATCGTTGTTTTGTTTGGTCCGGCCCTCAACCTGCTTACGGACGGACTGCCGCCATCGAGCAAGATCCTGGGCTTCGGCCTCGCTGTAAACGGTAGGCGAAGTAATGCGCTTCAACTCCGAATACACAGCTTCTCTTATCCAAGCTGTCGCACGCTGCTTGTTCTTGGCAGCCTCTTGCTGAACCAGCTCTGCTCGATTGGGGTCAAGCAGGATCTGAAAGTACTGCTTATTGCCGTGCCGAATCGCCATAACGTTTAATGTGCTACACACACATTACCATGTGATAGAAGAATCGACCTTCTTTTTCCACGCATTGGCCTGAGCACGACGAGCTTGGGCGCGCTGATTCGTACAGCCCGCCCGCACTTCGCGTGCCCCCTCTAAGAACATCGCAGCTCGATGCAAATCACCCGTGGTTGCTGTCTGAATCGCTTTGTTTAGGCGCTCCATCACGAGTTGCCTGCCTGTACGCGGCATCCATCGCCTCTCGGAAGTCTTGGTGGTACGTTATCGCCCCTCCAAAGTTTGAGTACCAGCCTTGATCAGTGCGATAGATGCTGATCATCAGTGGGTCTCCTGCCAGGTTTTGCCGAAAGACACCTCAGCCAAAGCAGGGATCTCGCCCAACCATTTGGCTTCTGCCTCTTCCATCACCTGTTTTAGGGTCGCCGCCCACTCTTCAGCTGCATCTTCCCTAACAAGCAACAGAATTTCGTCATGCACCGCAGCGGCAATACGCACCGTGTCTTCACCCGCTGCTTTGACCTTCGGCCAGAGGTTCCCCAAAGCGCACTTAAGGATGGCCGCACCAGCTCCCTGGATCGGCGTGTTGCACCTGACAGTCAGCCGATTCATGTCGCCCTGGAGATAGCGCCGCATTCCTGAAAGCGGGATCCTGGTCTCCGCCCACTTGTCGTACTTCGTCCGATCTGCGGCTGCAGCATTGTTCCGCTGCCACTCGGCCACCCCCTGGAACGCACCAAGCCATTCATCCCTGATCTCTGCTGCACGCTCTTGCGTCATGGTGATGCCCATACCGCCTGCGTAGTTACGCAGACCTGCGGGACCAGAGCCATACAGCAAACCAAAGTTAGCTGACTTTGCAGTCTGCCGATCACAGCCGATGGCTTCTGCCGTAACGGTGTGCGGATCTTCCCCAGCCTGGAACGCAGCAATCATCCGCTCATCATTTGCGACTGCCGCAGCGAGGCGCAGCTCCATTTGACCGAAGTCCGCGTCAACCAGCAGCCAGCCTTCAGGCGCTTCAACGCAACTGCGAAACTGCTTGTCACGCGGGATCTGCTGGTTGTTGGGCTTGATGCAGGACATACGGCCTGACTCCGCCCCCAACTGCATGTAGCTGGCACGCACGAAGCCGGTGTCGTCCATCTTTTCCTGGATCGACTCGATCATTTGGCGGCGTTTTTCACACCTTTTCCACTCCAGGTAAATCTGAATAACTTCGTGATCTGCGGCGTAAGAACGCAGTGCCTGCCTGGACGCACTGGGCTTGCCATTGGCATCACGAGGCGGCTCACCGCCCAGCAACACGGTGAGTTTTTCCACAAGCTGCTTTGGACTGTTGATGTTGAAGCCTGCGTATTTCTTGGTGCCGTCCCGCACTTTGCCCTCATCTTTAGCGCGCAGGTTGAAGCTGCCATCTTCATCACGCGGCAGCTTGTGCTCTTCAGGCATCGCAGCATCCAGCTGCAGCACGAAGTCTTTGGCCAGACCCTTGATGTCGTGCTCGTAATCGATCTTGCGCTGCTGCAGGTTTTCGGCGTTCCAGGGCAGACCTGTGCGCCACATCTGCGCCATCGCGGGCAGCGCGCGGCACTCAAGCTTGAAAGCTGGTCCGAGCCTGTCGCGACTAATCCGGTGCTCCAAGATTGCGTCAAGCTCCATCAGAGCAGCAACGTCGTTGGCCGCGTAATCCAGCTGTTCTTTACTGAGATCGCCGCCCCAGTTAGAGCGCTGCTGCTCTTTTGACAGCTCTTTTTTCAGGTAGCGCTTTACAACGCTGTCGAGACCATGCTTCGTATTAGGCAGGCCATTGGTGAGAAGTCGGCTGGCCAACATGGAGCAACGGACCCACCCAGCCGGATAGATGTTGTGCTCCTGGAGCCAACCAAGGTCGAAGACAGCGTTATGGGCCAGCCAGAATCGGTTTGGAGAGCGGAAGAACTGGCGGAGATCAGCCCAGTCGCCTTTATCAAGCTGAAAACAGTCGATCAGAACGATAGTGTCGCGATCCCGCGCACCTAACTGCAAGAGCCGCAACCTGCCGCGCTCAGGCTGTAACTGGAGCGTTTCTGTGTCAAAGCAAAGGGACTGAGCTGTGCTGATCTTGCTCAGGTGCTCAATGCCCTGAAGAACTTGAGGAGACATGGGTGGTGTCGTTGACGCACACCAATGTAGCACATCAAGAGCTTACAAGGCTTTCAATCAGCGGAAAATAATCCAGGTCATACGCCGTCATCACAGCCACATCAATCCCACAGTCCAGGGCAGCAGCCACCTGAACTTCAAAGTCCTGGTGCCCCATGCGGTTGTCCTGGTACGTGACCTGTTCGACAGCTAGGGCTCTGTCGTCGTTGTCGTAACTGGTAAAGCGCACCAGGGCCAAAGCGTCTGCGCTAGCAGGCGATTCAACCTTGCAGTACTGGAATTGAACCTGGTGCGTCATGTTGGCTACTCGCCTGAAAGGAGTATGGCTCCGCTTGCGTATAAGCAACCGAACCAGTCGTTTAACTAGCCAATTCACTGAAAACAAACGCAACGATGCCTTCGACCTGACGCCGGTCCATTCCCTGACCTGCCCTGCGGCGAGTGCGTTCCACCAAGCTGTGGTACTCCAAAGGCGAAAAAAGTTTGTCTGTTTTGACCGGGGTGCGAGTAACGCGGTCACGAAGCAAATCAGAGCGCGAAATGCCCAGCTGATCCGCCTCAAGCTTCAGACGATCCGCATCAGCGTCGTCCACCGTGATTTCAATCCTTTTCATGCTCAAAGGTATTCGTTGTAAAAGGCGCTGCCTGGTCCGTACTTAGCAACGATTTCTGGAAAAGCATCCAGAACGCGGTCGCGATTACGGGGGTCAGCGCTTAAAGCAGCCTCAGCAACTTTGCTGAGAAACGACCCACCGTAATGGTGGGCCGTCTTCACAGTGGCCTGGATCTGTTTTTCGGTCACAGCTCGGTAAACCCTATGCACAAAGTAGCACATTGACAGGTCCTTGCCTAGTGGGTCAGTCCCACATATTCCAGTCATCCGCGCCAGGTTCGACACCCTTATGTCTCTGATTATCCGCGTTAAAAAGCGGATCCCTTGCGGCGGAAGGGTTCTTACCAACAATCGGTTTTGTTAAAAGTTCTGGTTTTGTTAAAAGTCCCTCGTCCGGACTTTTGACAATTTCGGACTTTTGACAATCCACTTTGTTGTTTAGATCCGTTCCAGGGGAAGGGGTTTGATTTTTAACAGGGGGTTTCACGGACCTTTCACGCGCGCGAGAGGAAAATGCACCTGGAACGTCTGTACCAACCGCTTCGTAGAAAGCAGGCGGCCGGCCCTTACCCGTCCAACTCGCCGGAGTAGCACACCGTTCGATCAGTTTCTGCCCCTCCAGCTTGTCCAGGCTGTACTTGATCGCGCGTTTCTTGTGGATGCCACCCAGCAGGTCGTGATCCACAAAGTCCTGGACCGTCCAAGGTGCGCGCGTGCGCCGCATCTCCTTGAGCATGTCCAGCATCTGCCGCGTCGGCCCATTCACTTTGTTCTCCTTCTCAGGCACCGGCCCGATCTGGTACGTGTAATCCGGCAGCAGGGAGAAGGCCATTTCCTGCCCTTCACGGTCATCGCGTGATTTCTCAACGGTCACGACCCTGGTGTTGTCGCTGAGGCTCAGCTCAGCCAGCTGCTTGTTGTCCAACCGCTGCATGTTCCACGTCTCATCCACAGCAGCCCTGATGGCGCTGGTGCCACGGAAGCTGCCGTTTCTGTTGTTGTGGTGAATCACGATGATGGTGCAGGCCCCAAAATCCTCACCATTGCGCCGCGCAAGCTTCTTCAGGGGCAGCGCGTACTCCCTGCGGTTCTCCTCATAGGGGTTGGAGTCGTTGCATCCGTCCAGGCTGTCAATCACCACCAGGTCATAGTTCGGCGCTTCCTTTGGTCCCTGAAGCTTTTTGAAGCGGCTGTACCAGGACATGTCCCACTCACCCACAACATCGACACCAGTGGTGACGCCGATCAGATCAAACTGACGCCGCACGATGCGCTCGCTCTGGTCTCCGTTCAACCAAAGGCAACGGCCTTTCGGCACATTGACCAAACCGCCGTGAACATTGAACGACCGCCCCTGGCTGATGTGCTTGCACAGCGTCTGACACATCGCTGACTTACCGGTGCCCCCATCCGCGTGAATCAGCAGCAACCAAGGTTTGGGCAGCAAGCCCGGAATCAAGTAATCGAACGATGCGTCGTCCAGCTCGCTCACAGCCCTGGGACGAAATTCCTTGTTCCGCTCAAACGTCAGGTGGGCGTCGAGCATCCGGTCAATCGCCGCTGCTCCTTCTTTGTGCCGCCCAGCCTCTTGGGCTAGCTGAGTTTTGGCCTGATCAAGCAGCGCCGGGTTTTCGATGCTGTCCTCTAGCTCCAGCCCCCGCGCGATGACCTCTTCACCGCTGAGTAGGTCGAGCTTGTACTTGAGCGGGAGCGCTTCGATCTCCTCCACCAATCGTGCAAGACCGTCCCTTTGAAATCGTGTCCGCTCACGATCCACCAGATCGGCCTGACGAATCAACGAGCCGAAGCCCAGCCCACCGCTCCTGAAACCGTTCTGCCATCGCTCAGCGCAAGGGTTTTTACCGCCCTCCCAATCGTCGGCATACTCGTTATCGCGACGGCTCCACTCTTCCCACAGCTTCAAGCCGTCCTCATTGGGCAGCTCGCTGTGGATCATTGCCCCGATTTCCCACCAGAACTGCTCGCTGTTTGCACCGCGAGGCTCAATAACACTCAGACAACTCCGAGCAATCTCGATCTTCTCCTCCCTGGAACGATTGGAGTACCGGCTGTCGCGAAGTTTGCGGCTGTCTTTCCGCTCATTCAGCTCGCGGTATTGCTCCCGCATCCGCTCCAACAACCATTCAGGAGCGGTGGGAATGTTGTTTACATCACCAGTAAAGGTGTACTCACCTTCATCTTTGTAAGCACCAAAAAGCAGACCCTGCCTGCCCCACAGCACTTCCCAGCCTTCATGCCCCGCAGCAGCGTGGCTGAGATCAGAAACAGTCAGGCGATCCTCTTCAGGAACAACAAACAGAAACTTCGCCGCATTCTTTTTCGGTGAAGTAATCCGTGGAGCGTTCTCTAGATCCTTGCCCCACTTCTCTTCAATAGCCCCAAGGTTGGCGTCAACGTCAAAGATGACGAGCCCTTCAGAGCGAGCGCCGCTGTAAACACCGACAGCCTTGAACTCCTCGGGATATTTTTCGATGTGCTGGGCCGTGAACTCAGGCGAGAGCTTTTCGTGAGGAGCGCGCCCCAGCGGAGACTTGCCGCAAGCTGCTTTGCCGTTGGGCATCTTCGCGCCCTTGGCGTAGATCGGCGCAGTGGCCCAATGCTTGGGCAGGCTGCGAACGAAACTGACGAGATCCATTTGCTACAGTGTGATCGTGGAATGTTTGACCATTGCCCCTGGGTGCTTCTCCGGCTCCCAGGGGTTTTTCCATTCTATAGCAGTTGCAAACCCCCCACGCTTTGCTACATTGTTGAGGCACCGGGCAATGCGCCCACAGCAAAGGACCCCATGGGCTTCATCTCATCCAAGAACAAGTCAGCCATTACTGCCGGTTCCGGCGGCGGCTACCTCAACCCCTCCAAGATTCAGAGCGGCGGCAGCGTCCGCTTCGCTCTCCTGGAAGATCAACCCCTTGAATTCTTCGAATGCTGGGGCGAGTCATCTGAAGGCGGCGTCAAGCCTTTCCGTTTCAGCGACGATCCCAGCCCTGAGGACATCGACGAAGAAATGGGACCTGAGTTCACCCGTCGTATGAACCGCGAGGGCACCGCTCCCGAGAAGGTCAAGTTCGCCATCGCTGTGCCCGTATATAACTACGAGTCCAGCAGCGTCCAGATCATGCAGCTATCCCAGAAGAGCCTGCAAAACGAACTGGACGACATCTCCCAAATGGAGGACTACGCCAACCTGTTGGAGTGGGACTTCGTTCTGGGCAAAGAAGGCAACGGTCTCGAAACTCGTTACAGCCTGCGCCCAGTGCCGCGTAAGAAAGGCACTCAGGACAGCATCGAATCCGCCTGGACCGATGCACGCGCCGCTGGCTTCGACATTGGCCGCCTGCTGACCGGCGAAAACCCATTCAAAGCCGAGTGACACAAACCGGCTACTGACTCGGGGGTACACCATGTGTGTACCCCTTTTTTATTGATTACTTCTCTCATTTGTTGCCCAAGATTTACCCTCTGTACCCAAGAGTGACCCTCTAGGGCTATCAACAACCTTGGGACATTAGATCTTGGTAAGAATGTCATACAAGCTAAATCTCTGTGATAGAGGTATAGTTTGAGGACTGCGAGGAAGCCGATGCACGGACACCTTCAAACCCGCTCCTGGAACGGAACCGCAATCCCCCGCCGCACCTCTGATGGCTACATAAACGCGACTGCTATGGCCAAAGCCAGCGGTAAGCAGTGGAATAACTATTTTCAAACCGATCGCACTACCATCTACATGGAGGCTTTGTCAAGAAACCTGGGAATCCAGGTAACTTCCCTTTACACCGCCAAGCCTGGAGAGGGGACGTGGATTCACGAACGCTTGGCGGTGGATTTTGCTCGTTGGATTAGTGCTGATTTTGCGGTGTGGATGGACGCCTGGTTTTTGGAGGAGGTGAAGGGCCTATCTCAAGTGCAAAACACTCAGCCTGTTCTGGCTCCCACGGTGCTGGATACCGTTGATCGCAGCATCAATTTGCTGGAGCGTCTTGGCGGAGTAGACGAGCGGGCTCAGATGTTGCTGCGTGATGTCGTGCTCAACACCGCAATGAAATCAGCGGGCGGCACTGCTCCCGCACTCGAACCCGCCAAAGAACTAACGCTTTCAGAAAAGTTGATCGAGCTGGGCTGTCCTTCGCATAAAGCAACCCCATTAGCCGCAAAAATCGGCAAGGAAATTAAGGGGTTGTACCGAAGAAAGAACGGCAGGGAGCCCAAAAGCCAAGATCAGCTAGTTAATGGCCGTCGCTGTTCTGTTGCGCTTTATGAGAGGGACTTCTTGGCCTGGCTTGAATCCGATTTTCAGGAGTGTATTAAAGAGTTTTGCGCCTCGTAAAAGCATGAGCGGTCACCTGGAGCGGGTCATGCCCGAAGTAGTCACAACAGTTCTCGAAGATGGCTGCATCTGCATTTCAGTGGGAGACTTCACTGGGGTGGTCAGTTCAATGCACCTAATCGAGCCCAAAGCTCATCAATTACAGAGTGCCTGGTTGGCACGTGAAGCCGAACTAGCTGATGCCCGCTGATACACAAAACGCCCTCGCCGGACTCCGCCGCTGGAGCCTGGTCCGTGATGACTCCGGCCCGCACCGCGTTTATCGCGACGAACTAGGCAACACCTACGCCTCAGTCACCCACATCCTCAAGGAAACCTCACCGCAATGGCAAAAAGATGCTCTTGATCGATGGATTCAAAAACCAGGATCTGCCCTGGAGCGTGATATTGCCTGCCAGCGCGGGACTCTGGCTCACGATCACGCGGAGTACGTCCTCAAAACAGCAGCGAAACTCGCGCGTAATAGCGCTAACAAGCGAGGAAGCTGGAGGACTGGAGATGACGGCCTGGAACGTGCCCCCAAGGGAATCACTACCTGGGCCATCGAAAAAGCCATTCAGGGGGCTCCTAGGGTCTCCTGGAGCGCCTCTGGCTACGCCCGAGGTCTACGGACTTGGATCGGAGAGAACGTAACCGCCATTCACGCCATCGAGTTCTCCGTGCATGACCCACGAGGCTGGGCTGGAACGGCTGACGCTTTGCTGGACGTAGACGGCGCGTTATGTATTGCGGACTGGAAAACCAGCGTGAATGCACGTAGCGAGGACATGCTGGCTAATTACATCTGCCAGGCTGGAGCGTATTCGCTGGGACTCCAGACCCTGACTGGGATCAAGCCAAAGACCGGAGCCATTGTGGTGGCACGCCGCAGCGGAGCACCGCAAGTGCGCTTGCTTAGTGAGTTAGAATTACGTGGGGCGGAGTGTCAATGGCTAGAGAGAATGGATATATGGAACGCTCAGCAAGCTCTCAAGAACTAGAAGAAGCCCTAGACCGTCTCTACAAAGGGACTACCAATGTGGCGCTACAGGCTGCGGATCTAGGGATAAGCCTGGAACGTTTGAAGCAGCTGTTCCGCGAGTACGTCGCCGCCAGGCCCATCGACATCAACGATGAAGACGTATGGCTAGGCGATACCACCATGTGTTGGCCGTATGCCTAGCCCTGGAACGTTCAGGGATAGATCCGCGACACGTCGTCTTGGAAGTCGATGTCACGCTTACCGCGTAGGAACTCACCGCCGCCAACCATGCCCCCAACAATGGGAAGGTTCCTAGTACCCCAGGAGTTGAGATCCCCTGGTCCGTACTTTCTCCTGGCACGTGTCACGGCTTCATTGAGGGACGCCGCCAACGTTTGACAGCGCATGATGCCCAACATGTTTGATCTATAGGTGAGATACACGAGTCTCACCTCTTGGGGTTGCCACGAGGGCTTGGCGTTTGCCTGGAGCGTTTCAAGCTTGGTCATACGAGGTCTGCCCGTTCTTTGTAGTACCCGGAAGAATCCAAGTAGTTGTGGATGCGGTCTTGGATTGCCTGGAGCGTTTTAGATCGTGGCGTGTCTTGCCACTGTGCACGACCTAAGAACTCCATCTCCCAAAACACAGAGTCTGCTAACAGGGCTAGTTCGTGGTCTGTGAAGGTGATTTTGTTCATACGGCGAACTCGTTTGAGCCACTCTCGTTGTTGTTCAGGGGTGGGACGTGGGTCGTCCGGCTGGTTCGCCAGAAACCCACGTGCTGTGTCAGATAGGAAGGCCATCAGTCTGTGAAGTGCCAAATAGGCTTGGGAAGCTGCTCCAGGTATTTGATGAGTCCCTGGAACGTGATTGGGTACGGGGCGTCATGCTCGGTGTGGACGAAGCAGTCTTCCTCGCTGTAAATCATCACGATGGATTTCTGTCCGTACTGCTCCCATAGCTGGATCAGGATGTGCGGTTCTGGGCCGCCGGGGCTTGGAGCCTCTGGAACGGGACCCGCAGCCCATCCAGGGATTACGGAGTCGAAGGCATCCAACTGCTCTGCAAGATGCAGAAGGGTTGGAGCGTATTTAGCGGTGAGGTCGGAGCAGCTCATTTGAGGTTCGGATTACGGTCAGCAGGGGTTGGGATGGAGCGTTCCCAGTCGTCTTGCTCCTGTTCGATCTGCATCTCCTCTAGTTCCTCTTCGGTGTAAAGCTCGAAGGGGAGTGGAGCGTCGTCGATGTCGGGGTAGTTCATGCGAAGGGTGAAACGGATTGCGTGTTGTAGCCCTGCCATTTTTTGGCGGTGTCCATGGCCTTGATGAGCTGGCACGTTTGCTTGTCATCGCCGGTCGCAATGGCGATCTCTAAGCGGTGCTGAAGCATTGCCAGCACTCCCGCAGGGTTGCAGGGTTCCATCTCTTCGAAGGCTGGGCCGTCGTCGGATTGTTGGATCTCCTGCTCTGCTGCGGTGATGTCTGTGTAGGCCGTGGAGCGTGAAACGAAGTAGCGCGCGCTTAAAAGCGTTGCGACTGAAGCCACGGGGATGCCGCGTTCAAGCATCGCCCGCGCGTAGCTAAGGCGATGCTGGATTTCTGCCTGGGACGCCATCACTTAAGCCCCGAAGTTTCGGTGTACTCCAGACCCATCGCGCCAGCGAAGCGCTGCAATAGTTCGATGTCTTCCCTGGAGCGATAACCGGACTCGTGAAGGCTGGCGATGAAATCGACAACAGCGTTAGAGATGATGCCAGGCTCAGGGCTGATCTGGACCGTTGTTTTTTCGGTGGCTTCCCAATCACTGTGTCCGGTGATGAGATGCCGCGTGATTGTGACGCGGGGAACGTCGGCGAAGGTGTGGAGCTTTTCGGTTTGTGCGGAATAGTTCATGGGCGAAACTGGATTTCCTGGAAAGTTGGACGAATCAGCGCTTAGGCGCTGTGCTGTGAAGGCCGCAGTGATTCACCACAAGTTGGCGGTAAATCTCGCGGGCGTTTTCTTCCAAATCGCGGGGATCACACAGGGAAGGGCTGGGACGAAACCGCAGCCGCTCCAGTTGTGCGAACTTCTGATAGATGGGGCAGCCCATGCCGCTATGCCAGAGCATGGCGAACATGTAATGGGCTTCACAGATGTCGAATCGGTCGAAGTTCATCAGTCCCAAAAGTTGCCGAGCTTGAATTCGTGAACCCAGGAACGGGCGATTGATTCCGCAGCTTCCAAGCGAACAGGCTTAGGGAAGATGTCGTGCCAAGCGTCGGACATGCTGCCGTTCTCGCGGTGGTACTGCTTCGCCGCAGGGGTTAGGCAATACTTTTCGATTGAGTGGATCGCGAGATCCAGGGAAAAGTTGCCGCGCTTCCAATGTTTGGAAAGGTTTTTGATAGTTGGCGCGTACCAGACTTCAACGTTGGTCGCGTACAGCTCAAGCTCGCGGGCTGTGTCTGAGAGGTTCATGGGTGGTTCCTCTGGTGTACTTGGACAATGTAGCACAATATGGGAGATATGTGTCAAGTGTTAGCGCCTAGCTAGTTCCCTTGGGCCGGTTAGTATCAGGGAAGGTCTACGAATGCCAGCCCGTGGCTGATAACAACACTGAAGAAAAGAAGACCAGCGTCGCTGATGATGAGTCGAAGCGGTGGCGCAAGGGCAAAGGCGCAGCCCATCGCGTAGAGGAGAGGGCACAGGCTGCTTATGCCTACATTTTGGAAGGTGGCACGAGAATTCAGATTGCCGAAAAAATCGTTTCTCGGTTCAATGTCTCTTTACGCACTGCTCACGACGACTACAAGCGCGCAATGCAGCTTCTGCGTGAGGAGCAGACGGGAACGCGCGAGGAATTGTTGAACCAATTACAGGCTCTTCGCCTCGCAACGGTTCAGAAGGCGCTGAAGCGCGGCCACTTCCAGACCGTTGCGACACTGCTAGGCGATATGGGCCGCGTGATTGGCGAGGCAGCGCCGGAGCAACTAGCGCTACAGGTTCCCACTCTCGACATTCGCATCGAAGGCAAGGACTAGGCCCATTCAAGGGCCATTCATGGGAAGGGTTTTCTATGCCTGCCTGCCTGGAGCGTCTTACCCCTTCTCCATAGGTACTGATGTACTATAACATTTTTGCCGAAAAGTTTCCGCAAAAAATATTTTTTGAAAATAAATTGTCGAGGTTCGATATTATAATACACGTGTACTATAATATTTAGTAAGCAAATATTCCTTACTAAGTATTACAATACGTATGTACTATAATATTTTGGGTACAAAAATACCCCACAGAGTGTAGTTAACTCTGTAGGGTGTTTGTGTTACTCAGCGACCGTAAATAATTAGTGCACATTCGTCTGCAGATGTTTTCTCACGTTGTACACATTCGCGAAAAGTTTCAGCGTCTTCGACTGCAAAAACTAGAGCAAATGTTGCACAGGCAGCGAGTAAACAAGAGCAGACAGAAACGACAACTAAAGTATCAGAAACTGGGGAAGAATTGTTGGACATTTGTGTTAGTAACTCTTGGGTGAAGTTAGTGACAACAACTGTGTTGCTGCTAAATATATTATACACAGAAATCTGCAGTGCTACAGTTTACTGTGCCACTTCCGCAGCTGTCACACGCTCCGAAAATTCTGATTTTTCGCGAAATTTTTTAGTAAATCTGTACTACTGTGTGCGGTCAGCACACTGGCACAGGGGGTGGGGTTGCAACCAGTACGGCTGTACTACAAGCGCGGGGAACTTACTGATACATCTGAGATTATTTGATTGTACTACACCCACCCGGGGGTAGGGGTTGAAAAAGCAGTTAATGTAATACCCATGGCCGTACAAAATGCACCCCCACTTAGTCTCCGCTGGGCACAGGGGCAAGTATTCACCGACGAACACAGATTCCGCGTCCTAGTTGCAGGCCGCCGTTTCGGAAAGTCATACCTTTCCTGCGTCGAACTTTTGCGTGGAGCGATCAATAACCCCGGCGAAACCTTCTTCTACTGCGCCCCCACCTACCGGATGGCGAAAGATATTGCCTGGAAAGTGCTCAAAAAGCTCGTTCCAAAGCCTTGGATCAAAACTAAGAACGAAACCGACCTGAAATTAGAGCTAGTCAACGGCTCAACCATCGAATTAAAGGGCACAGAGAACGCAATGGCCCTTCGTGGCCGCAGTTTGTCCGGCGTCGTGCTCGACGAAGCCGCATTTATGGACGCCGAGGTCTGGTTTGAGGTCATCCGACCCGCCTTGGCCGACAAACAAGGCTGGGCGTTGTTCATTTCGACCCCGGATGGAACGGCCAGCTGGTTCTATGACCTTTGGTGCTACTGCGAAGATGACCCAACCAACGAATGGAAGCGCTGGTGTTACACCACCATCGAAGGCGGAAACGTCCCAGCCGACGAAGTTGAGGCAGCCCGCGCTCAACTTGACCCGCGCACGTTCCGCCAGGAATTCGAAGCGTCGTTCGAGAACCTCACCGGCCTCGTAGCCATCAGCTTCTCCGACGACAACATCTCCACCGACGCCAAAGACATCTCTATCCAGCCCCTTCTCCTGGGCGTGGACTTCAACGTGGACCCCATGAGCGGCATATGCGCCGTAAAAGACAAAGACACCCTCTACGTCTTTGACGAAATCATGCTCACAGGCGGCGCAACCACCTGGGACTTCGCAGAAGAAGTCACCCGCCGCTACGGCGTAGACCGCCGCGTCATCGCCTGCCCCGACCCCACGGGTGGAGCGCGCAAAACCAGCGGCGTCGGCGTCACCGACCACGCAATCCTCCGCCGCAGCGGCTTCACCGTCCAATCACCCCGCTCTCCCTGGAAAATCCGCGACAAAATCACCGCGATCAACACTGGCCTGATGGACGCATCCGGCGCTCGCCGCGTAAAAATCCACCCCCGCTGCAAAGAGCTAATCAAATCCCTACGCACCCTCACCTACGCCCCTGGAACGGGCCTACCTAACAAAAATCTTGGGGTAGACCACGCTTTCGACGCCTTCGGGTATCTTGTGCTGCAGCAGTTCAACTTGGCCAAGCCTGAGGCCATGGGAACTACGTCATACCGCCTGTATTAAGGATGTTTCGTCCGCTCAACGCGCCTTGTTGTCCGAAATGTGGATCAGAAGAATCAAAGGTGCTGGGACGCTACACATCACAGGAAAACGATTGTGTGCGTGAGCGTCGTTGTTTGGACTGCGACCACCGTTGGAAGACGCTGCAATCGCCCGAAGAACCACTGGATCCATCAATCCGCGTCAAATTTTCTCGCTGGAACACACCAAAAGGCAGCAAGCGCCGCGTAACCCTGGAATACGCATCTAAGGCTGGTTAAACTAAAAGCACCCCATCACCTAGTTGTCATGCCTAAGGGCCCTGGAACTTACGGCACACAAAAAGGCCGTCCGCCCAAGAAGAAGAAGGGCATGAAGAAAGGCAGTAAGAAGATGCGGTGTAGCTGTGGCCAGTGAAAACGTCCCAGTAAACAAGGCGCTTTACAGCCGCGTAAAGGCTGAGGCCAAGCGCAAGTTCGCGGTTTATCCAAGCGCGTATGCAAATGCGTGGCTGGTACGCGAATATAAGAAGCGTGGCGGCACCTACAAGAAGGTAACCAGTGGCGGAACGAAAAAAACCACGAAAACCCGCAAAACCAAAAAGTAAAGGCCGTGGTGGCCTTGGCCGATGGTTTGACGAGAAATGGGTCGATATAAAGACCGGGAAGCCTTGTGGGCGCTCCAAAGGCGAAAAGCGGGACTATCCGGCGTGCCGACCGTCAAAACGAGTGTCGGACAAAACACCAAAGACGACTAAAGAGATGAGTCCTTCAGAAAAAGCCCGATTTAAGCGTGAAAAAACGGGCTCGAAGAAGATAAGCTATCAGCATCGGCGTCGTAAACCCAAGGGTAAAAGCTAATGGCCACCACCGTCAAACGCTTCTCAAACACTGTTGAGCACCGCGAGTCCACGGCGTTGGCAGCAGCTGATGACGCCTTTGAGGTCGATTGTAAGTCTGACACTTACACCTTCTTGTTGACTACAACTGGTAGCGCTAACTATGTAGTTGCTCTTGAAATGAGCACTGCAAACGCTCCAACAGAGTACTTTGCTATTGATACAAACAAGACGCTAAGCTCTGCTGGCAACTACGATTATTCGTACACCGGCATTCCAGCAAGTCGCGTTCGCGTTCGCATTGTGTCAATTACGTCTGGCACGCCCAACGTTACGCCGCAAATCATCGTTCATAAAAGCTGATTGCGTGGCTTGACAGGCATAAAGAGTTAGACTCGAAGGCATAGACCCTTCCTATGTCTACTCATGGCTGTTCTTCGCGGAGAGCAAGGCGCAGTCCAGTTTGAAACCGGCTCAGGCAGCCTTGCCACTGTTGTCGGTACCCGCAGCTGGACGCTGAACATCACCAAAGACACGCTGGACACTACTGTTCACGGAAACACCTTCCGTCAGTTTGTTGGCAGCTTGATCAGCGGTTCTGGCACTGTTGAGCTGGTTTACGACCCTGATGCAACCGGCCAAGCCGGAATGATCGAAGACGTAATTAAGGCAAACGATGGTGCTGACGCATCATTTGAGCTGTTTACAACTGGTACCAGCAGCGGCACTGATTCAGTGGCTTTTGGCGGCATCATCACCAGCATGGACATTGCGTCTACTGCAGGCGATTTGGTTGTTGCTACCTGCAACTTCATCACCAGCAGCACCATCACTTCCAACCTTGAATAAGGGTTAGGACGATGGCAGAGCGCAAAAAGCGTAAGCGTGGTCCCAACCTTAGTGTTGGCCGTGGCGAGAAGCTGCCTGCTAGTAAAGGTGCTGGCCTGACCGCTAAAGGTCGGGCTAAGTACAACCGGGAAACAGGTTCTAATTTGAAACCGCCGGTTACAGGCAAGCCCAAGACAAAGGAAGAAGCTGCCCGTAAGCGTTCTTTCTGCGCTCGAAGTCGTAATTGGACTGGTGAACGGGGTAAAGCAGCCCGTCGTCGATGGGGCTGTTAATAGCTCAACTCTGAGGTGTCATGACTTACTCCGTTCCTGGTCTCGTTAGAACGCATCTCGTCAGCAGTTCCTATATGGGCACTGTTGACAGTCCGTTCGTGCGGACACGGGCCGTGATCGACCAGATGAAGGGCTGGGAGATCATGAAGGCCGTGACTTCTGGGACGGAGTATTTACGTGAAAACTGTGAGACATTCCTGCCTCTAGAGCCTCGTGAGGACTACTCCGCGTACTTATCACGGGTAAATCGCTCTGTTTTTACGCCTTACACGCAACGTTTGTTGCGGGCAGCCGCTGGGTTAATCCTGCGAAAACCAATTAGTGTCCAAGGTGATCCCTATTGGACAGATGTATTCAACAAAGACGTTGATGGTTGCGGTTCAGACTTAGATGAATACGCTCGACGACTCTTGATTTGTGCCCTGACGTATGGGCACTGTCACACGCTGGTTGATTTTCCTGCGCCTTCGGGCGCGAGAAGTCTTGCAGAGGAGCGTGCTCTTAATCGTCGGCCCTATTGGATTGAGGTGGATCCAACCAACGTCTACGGTTGGCGACTGGACCGCGAAGCCAATTATGGAAACCTTACGCAAGTTCGGATTGGCGAAAAAGCAGTAGTCCCTGACGGCGAGTTCGGCGAAAAAGTCTATGACCAAGTACGTGTCATCGAGCCAGGTCGTTATCGCATCTTCCGGCAAGAAGAGCAAAAGACAGAGATGCAAGGGCCATTCCCATACCCCGCTTCGTTCGATCAATCCGACGCTACGTCGGAGTACGAGTTGGTTGAATCAGGTGATTTCTCGCTTGGTCAAATCCCACTGGTAACGATCTACGCAAACAAAACCGATACGTTGACCAGTAAGCCACCGCTACTGGACATTGCTCATCTCAATCTGGCCCACTATCAACGGCAAGCGGATCTTATCCACAGTCTCCACATCGCTTCGCAACCGATGCTCGTCCTTGAGGGCTGGGACGACCAAACGAAAGACATGGCTATCAGCGTTAATTACGCGATGGCGACCCAGCCGGGTAACAAGGTCTATTACGTGGAGCCTGCGGCAAGCGCGTTTGAAGCGCAATCGGCAGAAATCAAAGAGCTACAGCAGCAGATGGCGACACTCGGTATCAGCACGTTGAGCCAACAAAAGTTTGTTGCTGAATCTGCGGATGCACGCCGTCTGGATCGGATTGACACCAACTCGATGTTGTCGATGGTGTCGATGGATTTGGAGTCTGGCTTGCAGAAGGCTTACAACATGGCTGCTGATTACTTGGGCCTTGAGCCGCCTGAAGTGAAGATCAGCCGTGACTTCGACCTTCAACGCCTGATTGGTCAAGACATTGCAGCGATGGCACAGCTGTTTGAGGACAAGGTGATTGATCGCGAAGAGTTTCGCGACATGCTGGTGCAGGGTGAAATCCTGCCTACAGCAGCTGAGTCGCCAGATTCCGCACCAGAGTTACAGTAGAGCTATTGCTGCTACTTACTCATGGCCAAGTCTCTCGACAAGGTATTGCAGGCTGACGGTTCCTACAAATGGGAACTTGTTGATTCTTGGGATCCATCTTCCGAGACATCTGCAAAGCCTGCTGCAAAACCCGCAGCTAAAGCAAAAACAACCAGAAAAACAAAAGCTAGTAAGGTAGAAGAGTAAATTCTTTTCTACTAATGGAAGAGCAAGTCATTCAGGAGACGCCCGTGGCGTCCTCTGAGCAGCCCGTGGCTGAGACGACAGGCACCGTCAACATCGTTGATACCGCTGCTTACGAGCAGCAAATTCAAGCGTTGCAACAGCGTGCCGCTGAAGCTGAGGAGAAGTTCCAAGGTATCAAAGGCAAGCTCGACGACGTTTACAAAAAACAAGACGAGCAACGCCGTAAAACACTGGAAGACCAAGGCCAGTGGAAGGATCTCTGGGAAGAGGCCAACAAAACTGCTCAGACTAAAGATCAACAGATCGCCGATCTGGAGCGACAACTAGCGGATCTTCGTGCTTCTAACGAAACCGCTGCGATGAAGACCTCTGCGCTGTCTGCAATTAGCCAAGCTGGTGCGATTAACGCTGAACAGATGCTGCAGCTTGTTCAAAGCAATCTGAAAAAATCAGATGACGGCAGTGTCAAAGTTCTCAACGGTGGCGTCGAAGAAGACATCAATGTCTATCTCGGCAAGCTAAAAAATCCTGGCTCTGGTTATGAGCATCACTTCAAGCCAAGTGCTCAAGCTGGAATGGGTGCTAAGCCAACGACTGGAACTGCTGGTGCCGCAGGTATCGCTAATCCTTGGTTGGAAGGTAGTATTAACTTAACCAGGCAAATGGCCTTGGAAGCTACCGATCCTGACCTTGCAGCTGTGCTCAAGCGAGAGGCCGGTAAATAGTCCCTGTGGGACACCACCTCAAGTCCGTGACTTGAACCCCGCAAACCTCAATCCCGAATAAGAAATGGCTGCTCCATTTCAGAATTATTCCGGCGGTGTCCTTCTGGCGGACATCGTAAAAAGGAATAATCTCAGCACCTATGTGTCTGAGGCAATCAAAGAACGCTCCATGCTGCTGAAGAGCGGCGCTGTGGTGCGTAATGCTCTTCTGGATGCCCGCGAAGGCGGCACCCGGATTCAGGTTCCTGAATTCAACCCCGTTGCACCGACCGAAGAGATCTTCGACGGCACCGCAACTTGGGGCACCAGTGGTGCTGGTTACCTGACCCCTCAAAAGGTCGGCACCGGAACCCAGATTGCATCCATCGTTCACCGTGGCTTCGCCTACGCCGTGGATGACGTTGCAGTCTTGGCTGCTGGTGAAGATCCGATGCTTCACATCCGCAACCAGCTGGCTGACGCCATCAACAAGCTGAATGCAACCCGTCTGTTCGAGCAACTGACTGGTCTGTTCCACACTGCCCTCAATGGCCACCGCCTTGAGAAGCAACTGGGCGGCTCCGGCTCTACCGCTGAAGCCAACTACCTGACTGCTTCCACGATGGCAGAAGCCCGCTCCCTGCTGGGTGAGCGTGGTGAAGAGCTGGACACTCTGATTGTCCACCCCTCCGTCGCTTACTACCTGTATCAGGTGGGAATGCTGACTTTCTCCACTTCAGCACTGGCCGCTTCTGGCGCGGTGACCTGGGGTGGCGGTGGTGTTGGCATCGGCGCTCGTGAGGTTGGTGAGTTTGCTGGTTGCCGAGTCATTGTTGACTCCCTGTGCAACATCAACGACCCGACCTCTACTGGCAACCGCCAAGAGTTCCGTTGCTACCTCGTGAAGTCCGGCACCATCCTTGAGGGTGTGCAGCAGGATCTTCGCATCGAAGCTGACCGTAACGTGCTGTCCAAGCAGGACGTGCTGTCTGTGGACTACCACGGTGCTTATCACATCATGGGCACCAAGTGGACCTCCGCTTCTGACAACCCCACCAACGCAAACCTGCGTACCGGCAGCAACTGGTCTGCCACCTACGACATCGACCTCATCCCTGCGGTTGAGATCTTCGTCAACTCTCCTCTGGACAACGGCCTCAAGTCCTGATCCTGACGAGACAAATGGCCCTACCATTAGGTGGGGCCTTCTTCTTTCTGCGCTATGGCTGCCACAATCACCGCCACACTGAAGAGCGAGACAGCCAACAGCTTTGTGACGCTGGCAGAAGCCAACACGTATTTTGAAACCGTTCCAGACAGCACCGACTGGGACAACAAGACTGACGATCAGAAGAATCGTGCATTGATCTCAGCCACACGCTGGATCGACACGTTGAATTTCTACGGTGATCGTTGCGATGACAACCAAGCGCTGAGCTGGCCTCGCAACAACTACCACGTGGATCGCGTGGAGCTAGTTTGCACCAGCATCCCAAACGACATTAAATACGCTACTTATGAGTTAGCCAACGCACTGGCTAATGACACGAGTTCGATTACAGGGTCTACCGGCGATACGGGATTGTACGAATCCGTCAAACTCGGGGAAATGGAGGTCAAGTACAACACTTCTAGTCAGGCTACTGGAACTGTTAATAACGTATTCGACGTTTATCCTTGGCTTCAGTCTTATCTCGGCGCTTATTGTCTGGGTGGCAGTGGCTCGTATTCTCTCCGCGTTGTGAGGGGTTGATATGCCAGGCGCACTTGACAAGGTTTTTAAGGAAGCAGCCAAGGCAATTGTTGCGGACCTTGGCGACGGCCTAGACACCAAGATTGACTACACCCGCAAGTTTGATGGGACGTATGACACAGCCAAGGGCACGTTCACAACATTCGACCGCCCGTACTTCAATTTGAAGTGTCCGGTCGAGTTTGTGCGATCAGAGGAAGAAGAAGGGCGTGAAGAACGAGAAGCACGCATTTACATCTCTCCTGATCAAATCGGGGGTAATCAACCCACAATGCAGGACGAGATCACTTTGAAATTTGCGGGCGCAAGTCGTGCTGCCCAGATCACAGACGTTAATACCTACCGTGGCGGCCAAGAGTACCTCTACATCTTGCGCGTGAGGTTCTGATGGCCAGAAAGAAAAAAGGTCTTGGCCAAATCTTCACCGACCTGGAACGCAACATAAATGACGACTACAACGCTCTAATTCAGCTGACTGCCGAGGGTTTGGCGACAAAAGAGAACAGTCCCGTGGATACAGGGTTTTTTGCATCTAGTTGGAAGGCGTCAACCCAAAAAGTTCGTGCTGAAGACAAGCGCGAAGATCACGCTCCATGGTCAAAAATTTACGAGACTCGTCAACCGGGCGGGCAGACCAGCTGGAGCAGTATCGGCAACCAACGAGTCCACACGAGCAAAAAACCTGTGGGTAGCCAGATAAAACCCCGTTTTCCTGTTCCAGAATTCAACTACAAGCGCCAACCTACGGTCTACATCGGTAATACCGCTGAGTATGCGGGTTATGCCCTTGAGTCTCCGAAAGTGGCAAACTTTATTCAAGGCGAAATGCGTTCTCTAGTCCAGGAAGCTTTTGGAGACAAACGTCCTGGCCGCATTTTTGTCAGAACCGGATCCAACAGCAGTGTGTTCGGATCTTATACCAAGCTCTAAACCATGACTCTCGTAAAAGCCCGCGCCGCCTTTGAAAAAGCAGTCACTGACGCTGTTTCTACAGCTGACAGCACGGTGCTTATGGTTTACGACAACGTTCGCTACACCACACCAGGCAAAACCAAAAAATACATCCTGATGACGGTGAACTTCAACCGTTCCACCATCCAAAACCAAGGCGCAGCCCAGGACTACTACTCCGGTGTCATCCAGTGCAACATCTACGTTCCAAAGGCTGCTGGAACGTCAGTCCTTTCCTCTCTAAGTGAAGCTGTGATCGACGGCCTTACATCCGTAAACGCTTCTGACTACACCGATACCTTCAGCGTTGCACCTCGCGTTTCTGACATTTCCGGACCAACCCCGTTAGAGCTAGAGGATCGCTCGCACTTCATCGGCATTGTTTCTTGTCAGTTCACAGCAGTTGTGTAGTATATTGAGGCAAACGGTACTACTTTATGCGCGCCTCTGAACTGCTTCGCAATAGGTTCGGCGTTAGCCAGCTTTACAAGTACGAAGTCAAAGACGGCGAGGAAACAGTGCTTGAGATTTACTGGCACCCGCTTACCATTGCAGAACGCGAGGCCATCCAAAAGAAAGTCGGTTCTACCGATGCCAACGATTTTGCTCTTGGCATGATGCTTCACAAATCATTAGACGAAAATGGTAAGCGTCTTTTCCAGGATGGGGAAAAAGCCGTTTTAGAGAACGCTATTGAGGCAGCGGTGCTCCAAGAAATCCAGCTTGCAATGCTGACATCTGGCGCAGAAAACAAGGTGGAGGAAGCGAAAGCAGATCTCAAAAGCTAATGGCGACTGGCTGTTCATGTTTTTCTTAGCCAAAGAGCTAGGCATGACACTTGCTGAATTAACTGAGCGCCTTACACAGGAGGAGCTTGTCGGCTGGGCAGCCTTTTATGAAATAAGAAGCGAAGACCAGCAAGCAGCCTTGGACCGTAGCCGCACGTCTAGAGGGGCGCAAACTATGACGGCGCGTTAAAGTGTAGTGACCCCTCTCTACGTTCCCCCGTGGCCCAGTACGACGTAGATATTAACCTTGCCCTCAAAGGGACTAGAGAGCTAAAACTATTCGATGATCGGCTCAAGCAACTAACTGCCAAACTTGAAGAGCTGGATAGAGTACAGAATGATATAGGAAAAAGAAACCCTTATAGTGCCGCTGGAAAAAGGGTTACTCAGTTCGGTAAAGAAATAGACGAAGCAAGGGAAATTGTAGAGTTTTTTGCTCAATCAAACAGAGACGCTGCTGCGTCTATGGATGATCTACTTAGAAAGCAAAGTAGTTTCAACAACTTTTTCAAGCAGGCAGCAGACGTTCGTCAAGCAATACAAGCTGCAAATAAAGCGGATCAACAGGCTGCACGTCAGCAGAGAATGCGGACTTTAGGCAACGCAACAAGTAGTGCTCTTATTGGTGGTGGTTTTCCGTTACTGTTTGGTCAAGGGGGTGCCGCAGCAGCGGGCGGCGCATTAGGCGGTCTTGCCGGTGGAGCGGTTGGGGGTGGCTTTGGGTTTGCTCTGTCAATTGTCGGCACAGCATTAGGCCAAGCGATAGCAGATGCTGAAGAATTTAACAGCACCATTGTTAACCTAAATTCCGGGCTTGACGGTACGGCAACTAACGCGTCTATTACGTCTGCAGAAATTAGTGAACTTGCTAGTCAAATGGGGCTCGCAAAAGACGAGACCGTTGAGTTACTTACAGGTTTTAAGAACCTTGGAGCGAATACAGACGAAGTTCTAGCACTAGCTCAAGTTTTTGGTGATGACGCTTCTACGGTAAAAAATCTTGCTGCAGCTAAAAAACTTAGTCAAGTTGGCGAAGCTATTTTTGCAAATGTCGGAAAAATAACCCGAGATAAAGCGCTACAACTTATCAACGAACTGAAGATAAAAGATGCTCAAGTTGTTCAACTTGGTTTGATTGAAGCGCTTGCAGAGGCGGAAGAGAGGCGTGAGGTGTCTCAAGCCAGGCAGGTTAAATTTACGGACCGTCTCACTGCAAGCTTTTTAATAATGGGCGCGGGTGCGGAGGGAGCAGCGCTAGCACCGATTTTAACTGCAGAAGACATTGCAAATCAACGCGCAGATAAGCTTCAAGGTGAGCTGGAAGAAGCAAGAAACGAAAGGCTTAAAAACGCTGCAGAGTTTATCAAAAAACTTAGAGAAGTATTTAGCACAATAGAAGGTCTTGATCCTGACAAGCCTAAAAAGCCCAAGGGGGACCCAACTATTAACCTACAAAAACGTCTTAATATACTTAATAAACAAATCACCTCTGAAGAAAAATTTGTTGGGGTTAGCTCTCAAGGAGCTGCAATTATTAGGCGTAAACTTGCGCTTGAATCAAAAATCGCAAAAATACAAGAGGCTGGCACAGCAGAGCGCAAGCGTTTAACAGATCAGGAAGATATTAGCCTCAGTAAATCCATTCAAGATAAAGCCATCAAGCTTGAAAATCTTAAGTTTGAAAGAGAAGCAACTGCTCTTATCGAACGTCAAAACAAAGCTGGTGAAAGGCTGTTGGAGCCGTTGCAGAGAAAAATAGACGCAATAAGAGATCGCAACGCATTTGAAAAAGAATATGGCGATCTAATCATGAAAGGCTCTACGCCTGCTGCTGCTAAGCAGGTGATTGAAGCCCAGAAGCAAAAGAAAGAAATTGATCGACTGGTAGAGAAGCAGCTTGAAAGCAACGAGATTTTAATCGCAAATCTGCGAATTAAGGTTGCTGAAACGGAAGGAACCAAGGCTCACACTGCTGCCGTTAATGCCCTTAACGATGCATTGGAGCGGCGGAATAAGATCGAAGAAAAAGGCCGTGTTGCCAAGGGAGAAATTAAAGGAGAAAAGACTCCCGCTGAAAGATTTGAAGACGAGATAAAAGCAATTCAAGGAATAATCAATGAGTTGAACGACCCCGTGCGGCAAGCAATCGAGTTGTCGCGGACTTTAGGCAGTGCCTTCAGCGAGTCCTTTAGAGGCATTGTGTCGGGCAGCATGACTGCTCAGCAGGCGTTGGCCAACCTGTTCCAACGCACAGCGGATCACTTCCTTGATATGGCTGCACAGATGATTGCGGCTCAATTAAGGATGCAAGCGGTGAAGCTGTTCATGAGCTTCTTCCCCAGCACAGGAATTCCTGCTTCAGGAAGTGCAAATCCTTTCCCAGGGCATCCAACGCACGACAATGTGCCGATTCCTCCCCTCCCGCCTCTTCCCGGCAAAGCACTTGGTGGAGCGGTTGGCGCTGGCCGTCCTTACATGGTTGGCGAGCGTGGCCCTGAGTTATTTGTCCCTGGAGCGCAGGGCAACATCGTTCCAAACAACGCAATGGGCGGCTCTAGCATTGTGGTAAACGTGGATGCTTCTGGTTCGTCTGTCGAAGGCGATTCTGAGCAAGCCGCACAACTTGGCAAGATGCTTGGCGCTGCAGTCCAGGCTGAGCTAATCAAGCAAAAACGTCCTGGCGGTCTCCTCGCAAGCTGATGGCTACTTTCCCTTCAATCACGCCAACTTATGGGCTTCAAAAACGTAGCTCTCCGGTGGTGCGGACAGTGCGCTTCGGTGACGGCTACGAACAACGCACAAGTCTTGGCTTAAATCAAAATCCAAAGGTCTACAACCTGACTTTTAATGTGTCAGAAACCGATGCCGACACCATCGAAACGTTTCTCGATGCTCGTGCAGCGGACAATGCAAGTTTCGACTTCACGCCACCAGGTGAAGGCAGCAGCTCTAAATTTGTTTGTGAAGACTGGAGTAAATCGATTCCTTATTTGAACCGTGCCAGTATTCAGGCAACGTTTCGCGAAGTCTTTGAACCCTGATGGCTTATACCGCTTGGTCTGCTAGCACCGCGTTTGCTGTTGGTGACGTTCGACGCGCCACGACATCCCAAAACAATGGCGTAGTTTTTGAGTGCATTGGAGCTGGAACATCAGGCAGCACAGAGCCTACGTGGCCTACAAGTCTTTTCAATGTAGACAGCACTGTTGATACAGACGATGCGGATGCGGTTGCTGGAAACTGTCTGCTTGTTTTTAACGATCAGTGCGTAACAGCTGGTGCAGTTGTTGATGGAACGGTTACATGGAAAGCAATCAGTTCAATCTATGCAGACCTCTCAACACTCGCTGTAGACGCGATTATCGAGCTGTTTGAGCTGCATTACGACAACACGCTGCATGGCAGCACAGACATTTTGCGTTGGCACGCAGGATCTAACGCTGATGTAACGGGCAATATCACTTGGAATAGCAACGATTACATCCGTCTGCCTGTGCAGGCTGAGGGTTTTGAGTACACAAACGGCGGCACGTTACCTCGTCCAACCTTGTCAGTTGCCAACCTTGATGGAGCGGTAACAGCACTGCTGCTGGGTGTAAACCTGACAACTCCAGGCAACGACCTGACAGGTGCAAAGGTCAAGCGCATAAGGACTTTAAAAAAGTTTCTTGATGGCGAGTCAGCTGCTGATCCTTACGCAACTTTTCCTATTGAGGAGTGGTTTATTGATCGCAAGGCCACTGAATCACGAGATGTTGTCAGCTTTGAGCTAGCCAGCAAGTTTGACCTTTCCAACAAGGAACTGCCTAACCGTCAAGTTGTTGCAAACATTTGTCAGTGGGAATATAAGGGAGCAAGTGGTGAGTGCCCTTACGATCCTGATACCGGCCCAGGCAAAACTGTTGACGGCGTAAATTACAGGTTTTTTGATGTAAACGATGAACCTCAAACAGTTGAGGCTAATGATGTTTGCGGCAAGCGTCTTTCTAGTTGCAAATGTCGCTTTGGTGAGAACAATGAACTACCGTTTGGCTCGTTTCCTGGAGCAGGTTTGATCCGATGATGTTGCCACCTTCAGTTATGAGTCTAATAATGACTCATGCAAAGGAAGACAGCCCTAAAGAGTGCTGTGGCCTAGTTGCTGTGGTCAAGGGCAAGCGTCGTTATTTTCCTTGCAAAAACTTGGCTGACACACCAGACGAGCATTTTGTGCTCGATCCAGCCGACTATGCGGCGGTGGAGGATAAAGGCGAAATTGTTGCTGTAGTCCACAGCCATCCATTTACGAGCCACAACCCCTCACCGGCGGATCGCGTCGCTTGCGAGCAGAGCGGTTTGCCTTGGCATATCGTCAATCCAGACACTGAAAACTGGGGCTACTGCGAGCCTGAAGGCTTTGAGTTGCCTTATGTGGGGCGGGAGTTCTCGCATGGCGTAGTGGACTGCTACAGCCTTTGCCGTGACTGGTATAGACGTGAGTTTGGGCTTGAGCTGCGCAACTACCCACGTCGGGACAAATGGTGGGAGCACGGCCAAAACCTCTACCTAGAGAACTTTGAAAAGGAAGGGTTCAGGCGGATTCCGATTGCCGAGCTAAAGCGTGGTGATGCGTTATTGATGCAACTAGCGTCTCCCGTGCCAAACCATGCAGCGATTTACCTAGGCGATCAGCGGGTATTGCATCACGTACAGGGGCGGCTGTCTAGCAGGGACGTTTACGGCGGGTATTATTTGAAGAACACTGCCTGTGCCTTGAGGCATGAAAGTCGTTAAGGTCTACGGCGCTTTGCGCGAACTGCTAGGCAGGACTCGATTTGAGTTTGTGGCGGACACACCTGCCCAGGCCATGCGTGCATTGTTAGTCAATTTTCCTGAGCTGCAGCAATGGCTGATTGATAGCGAGAAAAATGGTGTTGCTTATCGAGTAACAGTCGGAAAGCAAAAAATACATAACGACGATGTATCAGGGCTGTTTTCCCCTTGGAGCGAACGCGAAGTATTTAGTATTACGCCGGTTGTGACAGGTGCTGGTCGGGGAGCTGGGATGATTTTGATGGGAGCGGTTTTGATAGGACTTTCTTTTGTAACTTTTGGGGGTAGTGCAGCTTTTGCTGGGGGCGCAGGCGGCTTGTTTGCAAAGGGTGGGGTCGGACTTCTTGGGATGTACGCAGGCGCTGGATCGGCTGCATTAGGTGCTTTAGGTTTTGGTTTAGTTCTCACTGGCGTTGCTCAAATGCTTTCGCCTGTGCCAAAGCCGCCCGGCATTGGCGAAGCGCCGACACAGCTAGAGTCAAATAGCTTTAGCGGCGTCGAAAATACCTCTCGTCAAGGCGTTCCCGTGCCAATAGTCTATGGACGGGTGTTTGTTGGTTCGGCAGTTATATCTGCTGGCCTTGACGTTGATCAGGTTTGACCATGACGCAATCAAAGTACATTGCAGGCGCTGGCGGCGGCGGTGGCGGCAAAGGTGGCGGCGGATCCAGTAAAACGCCAACTGAGTCAGATGACTCGCTGCAGTCAAAACAGTTTGCGAACGTTCTTGATCTAATCAGCGAAGGGGAGATCGAAGGTTTAGACGATGGCAACAAAAGCATTTTTCTTGATGGAACGCCAGTAAAAAGCGCTAGCGGTGGCAATAATTTCAAAGGTTTTACTATTAAAACCAGGAATGGCACGCAATCACAGACTTATATTCCAGGTGTTTTTTCTAATGTAGAGAGTGAAACGGCTGTTGGTGTAGAAGTTACAAACACATCACCAGTTACAAGGCAAATAACAGATTCAGACGTTGATCGTGTTCGTGTAACAATTCAACTTCCTGCACTGCAAAGAATTGAAGACGATGGAGACATCGTTGGAGCGCAGGTTCAAATCAGAATTGAAGTTCGCTACAGTGGCGGCAGTTTTCAAGCGGTAAAAACTGACACAATTAAAGGTAAAAGTAGTGGATCGTACCAGAGAGATTACCTTGTAACTCTCAATGGCGCGTTTCCTGTTGATATTAGGGTGAAGCGTCTTTCAGATGACAGCAGCTCAACAAGGCTTTCAAATAAAACCTTTTGGCAAAGCTTTACGTCGATTATTGACGCAAAATTAGCTTATCCAAACAGCGCATTAGTTGGACTTCGTTTTGATTCAAGCGACTTTTCAAACATTCCACAACGCAAATACTTGATTCGCGGTATCAAGGTTGCGATTCCAAGCAATGCGACCGTAGATACCACAACACACTTGGGGCGGATCACGTATTCCGGTGTGTGGGACGGAACGTTTGCTGCAGCAACTTGGACAAACGATCCGGCTTGGTGTTTGTGGGATTTACTTACGAATGAAAGGTACGGAGCGGGCATTCCTGAATCTTCACTAGATCGCTACGATTTTCTTGCAATTAGTCAATACTGTAACCAACTTGTCGAAGACGGTAACGGCGGAGAAGAGCCGCGTTTTAGCTGCAACCTGTTAATCAATCAGCGCAAAGAGGTTTACAACGTCATCCAAGAAATGAGCAGCATTTTTAGAGGCATCTCTTTTTACGGCGCTGGTTCGCTAGTGCTGATGCAAGACAAGCCTACTGATGCTCAATACACGCTTGGCCCAGCCAACGTTGTTGATGGCGTATTTTCGTACTCTGGATCATCGCTTCGCAGTCGTCACACTTGTGCGACTGTTGCGTACCAAAGCTACGAAGAGCAGGGCGAGGTATCGTTTGAATACGTTGAAGACGCTAATGCTGTTGCTAAGTATGGCGTCAACAACAAGGAAATAAAAGCAGTCGGCTGCTATTCACAGGGTCAAGCCAACAGACTGGGCAAGTGGACGCTGTTAAGCGAGCAAGACCTTTACGAGACGTGCAATTTTGCCATCGGTATTGACTCAGGCATTGTTGTGCGCCCTGGCATGGTGGTGGACATTGCCGATCCCTTGCGCGGTGGAACGAGGAGAAACGGACGTGTTTCCTCAGCAACAACGCTTCAGATCACTATTGATAGCACTACTGAGCTATCGGTCAACATAGGTAACGGCCCAACAATTTCAGTGGTCTTGCCCAACGGCCTTGTTGAAACAAGAAATATCGACACGATCAGTGGAACGGCAGTCAACGTTACGGAAGCATTTAGCCAAGCCCCAGCTGCTAACGCCCCATGGTTGATTCAAACTACTGACATCCAATCCCAACAGTTTCGCGTCATTAGTGTTGCTGAAAACGGTGATGGAGTTTTTGGCGTAGCCGCCATCAAGTACAACGAAAGCATTTACAACGCGGTTGAGCAAGACCTCCAGCTGACGCAACGTGACATAACCAATGTTTCTGCAACGCCAGCAGAAATAACAGGCCTTTCCGCTACTGAGTTTTTGTATGAAGAGGGTGGAACTGTCAAAACAGGTGTTGACATCAACTGGGCAAGCCCTGTCAATCAAGTTACAGATGCAGAAGGCAATGCAACAACCGTTACAGATCCTAACGTTAATGATTTTGTTGTTCGTTACCGTTTGGACGACAATAATTTTGAAAAAATTGTAACTGAAACTTCCTCGACTCAAATTAAGGGGTTGAAGTCTGGATCGCTAGAGGTTCAAGTTTCAGCACGCAGTTTTATCGGTAAAACCGGGCCTGTTACAAGTCAAACCTTTGAACTCGCAGGAAAGACAGCAATCCCAGGCAATGTTCAAAACTTGACCCTAGAGCCTTTGAATTACAACAGCGCACGACTGCGTTGGGACGAAACAGTCGATCTTGACGTGAAGGTTAGCGGCAAGGTTCATATCCGACACAGCAATCTGACTGACGGCAGCGCAACGTGGTCAAACAGCACTGACCTCATTGCAGCAGTTTCAGGCAGCTCAACTGAAGCGACTGTGCCTCTCTTGGAAGGCGAGTATCTGGTCAAGTTTGAAGACGACGGTCTGCGTAAGAGCGCAACAGAAACCACCATCGTTGTTGACCAACCAGTTTCGCAAACGTTCTTTGGTGTCAAAACCCAACGTGAGGATCAGCTTTCAACACCGTTTGACGGCAGCAAGACTGATACCACTTACAACTCAACCTATGACGCCTTAATTCTTGATAGTGATGGGCTGACTGCAGGCACTGGCGAATACACCTTTGACAGCACGCTTGACTTGGAAGCGGTCTATAGCCTGGACCTGGAGCGTCGGCTTGTTGCTCGCGGCATTTACCCAACTGATCTTTGGGACAGCCGAACGGACAACATTGACACTTGGCAGGACATTGATGGCGGTGTTGTCGATCAGGTCAATGCTGAGGTTTACGTGCGAAAGACCAACGACGATCCGTCTGGGACGCCGACTTACAGCGACTGGCAGCCATTGGCAAATGGTGTGTTGAAAGCTCGTGCGTTCCAGTTCAAGGCTGTGCTGACCTCATCTGATTCGGCGCAAAACATCCTTGTGGACGAGCTGGGCTACAAAGCACAACTGCAGCAGCGCACTGAGCAGAGCACAGCAACGATTGCTAGCGGCACATCAGCCAAAGCTGTTACGTTTACCAATGCGTTTTTCACAGGCACTAGCAGCCTTGGTGGAGCAAACAGCGCATTGCCAACCATCGGCATCACACCGTTGAACATGGCAACTGGTGACTTTTTCGAGCTGTCCAGCATCTCAAGGACTGGCTTTACTGTCACGTTCAAAAACAGCAGTGGCACGATCGTTGACCGCAATTTCAACTACATGGCAACGGGCTTTGGCAAGTCGTAAACTGTCAGCAATAGTGCGCTAAGGCTTTGTGGCGACTCACGACTATTCCTTAGCGGATCAAAGCGGTGCCAGCTTTCGTGGTGACCTGAATAACGCCCTGGAAGCGATTGCGCGAAACAACGACAACAGCGGTGACCCTTCAACCACGTTCCCGTTCCAGTGGCACGTTGATACAACCGGAAGCCAAGCGACTCTCAAGATTAGAGACGGAGCTAACAACGCATATATCCAGGTCGGGGCTACGGGAGCGCTTCAAGGCTCTGGAACGGCCAACCTTGGCCTAGCCCTTGCGGCATCGCCGTCATTCACAGGAACTGCCACGTTTGCTGGCAACATCCTGATGTCAGGCACTGGAACGCTTGACCTGCCAGTCGGAACAACAGCTGAGCGTCCGGGCACCCCTAATAACGGGATGATCCGGTATAACTCAACGTTGTCCAGATACGAGGGGTATAGCGGTTCCGCTTGGTCGCAGATTGGTGGCGGCGCAACTGGCGGTGGAACGGATCAGGTGTTCTACACCAACGATCAATCGGTCAGCACAGACTTCACTTTGAGCGGATCTCTGAACGCAATGTCAGCGGGGCCGATAAGTATTGCCAGTGGGGTTACAGTAACGGTAAGTTCTGGCGCCACTTGGACGGTGGTCTGACATGAGCACAGTAAAGGCAGCCAACCTGCAGAACACGGGGAGTGGTGCTCCAGTGTTTAAAAACAGCTCCGGAACGGAGATTGGCACGCTCTGCAGAGCCTGGGTGAACTTTAACGGCACTGGAACGGTTTCTATTCGAGACGACTTTAACGTCAGCTCAATTACTGATAACGGCACGGGCGATTATACAGTTACTTTTACCAACTCGATGTCCAGTGTTAATTACGCCGTCACAACTGGTTATATGACATCTCAGTCAAGCACAAACGTAAGCAGAGTGAAAAACGGAACTATGGCAACTACTGGTTTTGGCATACAAGCAGGGGGTTTTCAGCAGGGCGCAACTAACGTTAACAAAGATCACGAAGCCTGCATGGCTGCAGTCTTCATCTAACCCTGACATAGAACCATGAGCACACTTAAGGTCGCCACTATCCAAGACACGTCGGGCAACAACAGCTCGACACCATCCGAAGTTGCTCAGGGCAGAGCAAAGGCGTGGGCCAACTTCAATGGCACTGGAACGGTTGCTATAAGAGATGATTACAAT